GTCTGTGTTATTACATTTTTGCTTGAACCATTATAATCTTCAATTAGTGACCAATTAATTGAACTCAGATTTTTATCAGAATCAACAGTTAATGTATTGGTTAATTCATCATCAGAATCAACGGTTAATATATTGGTTAATTCATTATTGTTGGATATATTTATGTATTTTTTTATATCGCTTTTACCTAATATTTTTTTTATTTGTTCAAAACGTTTTACAATATCATTATTATCCTCTGTTGTTATCGTTGATAAATCTTGTTTTACCTCATTTATACGGTCATCTATATTTGTGCCTGAATAAACATTGATTGCATTATCTCCAATTATTACTTGTTTATTTGTATTCTTTTTAATTTTATCAAATATATCTTGTTTATTTTTTGTAAGATCAGTTATATATGTTTCAATAAAAAATACTATAATTAATACTTGCCAGTCATTCACGCTATACCTATCATTTATTTTATTTTTACCCATAATTATCTTTATCTTATTGCAGATATTGATTAATTTTCTAATCTCAACCTTTATTTTTTGCAGTATGTCCTGTAAAGTAGTATTATTTGATATTATTGTATTATGGACATCTTTCAATAATAGTTTATATTTGGGGTGATTTACAATATCATTTAACCAAACGGATTTTACAACTGTATATGGTTTATTATCTATTTTCAAATATGAAAAACGAGTTTTAACCGGATTATAAAACATGCTGGTTTGTGGAGTCTTTTCCAACAATTGATCGATAGATTGTTGATTATACTTAATTGCAAGTGGTTTAGTGGGGAAAATTGCAGTTAACATCATATTGATATTTTTTTCAATAATACTTTTTGTATCATCTCCAAATACTATATTATTATTTGTTGTTGGATTAAATTCATTTCTAAACTCGTCAATGTTAAAAAATATTTTAATTATTTTTGCATAATCTAACCCAGATATGTCAGGCAATAATGCATCGTCTATCATATACGGGTATTTACTGTCTGTGTTTAAAGTAACATCGGGATCTGGGTTATATAATAAATCGCTTGTGAATGGAAATTCTATTTTACCAGGTATATTTGTGTTTAATGTAATTTTTATTGGTTGCGGATCAATGCTCATAATTGGTATTTATAATATGTAAATAGATTATTTACATATAATAGTAACTTATTTCATAGAAAAGCCTTGTACCTCATTGTCAACAATTTTATTTTGTTTGGATGCTTTCTCTAAAACTTCTTTCGCCTTAGTAATATCTTCATCTGTCACTTTTTCATCATTATGTTTGTTTTCATCTGATAATGTAGTATGATAATCACGGAAATCCTCAGATAATATACAAAAAGCGCTTTCTTCATTAAACAAATACTCCGTAGCAATAATAAAACAAAAGGTTATAAATGATGCAATATAGATGTCTCTTGTACCCATCCATGCAATGGAGAACACTAATAATGTTCTACTAACAGTGTATTTCAAATAAGATTCCATAGATTTACTTAACCCGATATTTACAAATTTTGATACAATATTTAGGGTAATAATCATCAAACCTGCAAATATTTTACTATTATTAATTGTTTGTATTTGATTATGCAAGTAGTCAATTGTTGTCTTAAATGTCTTTGTGTCTTTTGATTGTTTCATTATACACTATGTATCTATTTTTTTAGGGAGTTTGTTCTGATTTCACCTTTTTTTCAGAACGCAGTTTAGCCTCCACTATTGAGAATTTGCAAGTTGAACTACATACATTACAATAATCATCCTTAAATTTAATTTCTGGAAATACATGTGATGTCATTTCATTATTGACATCCATACCTTTGTATTTTAGTTTACCATTTTTACAATTGTTTGTACGAAATGAATTCTGAGCAGTATCGTCTAGAATATCAACATCATAATTTTGATATATATCTGTGTAATTTTCAAAAGTATCTAATTGTTCTTTCTTATTGAATTTAGCTGGTTTTGTTTCTTTAAATTCTGGTTCGGGTAGTCGTTTTTCTGTAATTAATGTTTCAATCGTTTTGCCATTGATATCATGAAAAGCCTCTTTGTTTAGCGATATTTCAACACAATCCATTTGATAAAATAACAGTATTAAGGCGCATACAAATAAACCAATCATTTTATCAATAGATGTGTAAAAAAGGATTACCAAAATTGCGATTAATTTTCCTACTATGGTATGACTAAATAAAATACATCCACTGTATTGGGATAGTAACGCATATATAGCTACAATAGGTATAAATTGTGCGATGGTATTTTTCATATTATCTATATTATCATTATATTTTTCTTAAATTCTATTTTTTGGTTAGTAATGCGCGAAATAATTTCTACATATTTTTTAAGTATATAACTAATAAAAATATGTCATTAGTAACAACCGCATCTACATGGATAAGTGATGATAATTCTAATAAAAAAAAACGGATTCCTTCATTTAAACGTCCATCAACTAATAATAAACTGACATCACATGGCAGTAGTGAGAATATTGATGTGAATGAACATTTCCAAGCGATGTTACCTAAAACAATTGAAGATGTTGAAAATAACAATAATGATCGCAATAATAAGGTAAGTTCATTATTAGATAAAATGACTAGTGCTAGTGAAGATGATGATAACACATTAGGCAATTTCAATCCAATTTCACCGCCTTCTTTGAATGTAAAACGTGATATTGAAGATGATATTGGTGAAAGCCAATATATGCCAGAAATTCCTCGCTTTAAAAATAAAGGAACCGCTTCAAATGTATATGGTGCAAATGATATGAAATCCAATGTATACAGCAATTATAATAAAACATATGAAGCTCCTATAAAATATACTAATTCACCACAATATGCAAGTATGGGTATTACATCTGGATCAGGTGACAATAAAATGTTGGAAAAAATAAATTATATGATACATCTACTCGAACAACAACAGAATGAAAAAACCGATAATATTACAGAAGAATTTATTCTGTATTCATTTTTAGGTATTTTTATTATATTTGTGGTTGACTCCTTTTCAAGAGCTGGTAAATATACTCGTTAATTATTTTCATCATATGTATTATGAAAATAATCGGATTTGTTATGCTGATGCCAATAATTCGTTCTTCTTTGTTTGTAATAATTTTACCCAATAATGCTTATGTAATTTCTCATACATAAATTCATTATTTATATGTTTTTCCTTGTATTCTACCATTTTATTACGTAAAAATTCAACGGTTACTTCACTCCAATCATCTATTAATATTACTGGGAGATCGGCATACAAACTATCCAATGGAGATTTTTTTATAATTGGAATACAACCTAAGCACAATGCCTCCCATGTTCGGATACATTCATAATCTTGTCCAAATGGTGAAACCACAAATGCAAATGATGTTTGATTAATAAATGTTTGGTTACGTTTATGCTTACAATCATAATATATTAGATTGGATGGTAATTTATTAATGGCATCATTCCTATCATCTGTTCCATATTTGGTAATAGTAAGAAACTGGAAATTTCCATAACATACTGGTATTCGTTCCCAAAATGGTTTCATTTGTTTTCGTAATGACATTATTACTTCTTCTTGATCAACCGGAATGGTTTTATCACCTCTGTCTGACCGAATATGTGAATTGTACATCATTGTATGGTAATCTAAACCGAGTGGTATTAATGTTATTTTTGGATGTGTTATTAGACAATTTTGACAAAACCAATGTTTCAATAAATCCCACTCAATAAACTCATTAAATTCCTCATCCGTATCAAATATTTCATTCGGACATTCGCAGTCACCCTCACCGGTAACTAATATAAATGGTTTGTTGATTGCATTTTTTAATTGTTTATATACGTTGCGTAAATTTAAATTACTTAAATAAATTGTATCATATTCCTTCATTTGATCAAAAGAATATTGTTTAGTTTCATCATTGAGCCGAGTAATATATCTTTCGGAATCGCAAGTTTCTTCAAACCCACGAAATCCAAATAATATGTTATATTTTTCTATTTCTGGCTTACTTACCCCGCAATTTATATCTAGAAGTTCTATGTTTGTATCAATTATATTATTGCCTCGCAGATAATCAATCATTTTTTGTTTAGATCCACATACAAAATCGTGATTAGAGTTAATATATAAAGGATTACTAGTTACTATTTTATCATGCATCAAACTCCAATTTATTCTTGGTATGTTGAGAACATTAGTATGAGTAAAAATAACTATTCCATATGGAGTTGCTATTTCAACCAACATATCAGCCAATTTATTTTTATAACTTTGCATAAGTTGTTTTTTACGTTCATCTGTATCATTAAATGTTTGTTGATATTTTGGTTCTTCTTCAAATGAAACTACCTGAATATTATTATGGCGATAACAACTTGTATTACAAAAACCTTGTATGTCCTCATTATATTCATTGCCTAATACAAGAAAACTATCAGAACTATGTAATGCTAGTCCTGCCTCTTCTATACTATGTAGATGCTCCTTATAATATGGTATTTTGTCAATATAAACAACTGCTATATTCAACATTTTGTATATTATATGTATATTAGTTTATGTTATTTTGACTACTAATATATTTATACTGATAATACCAAACAACTTTCAGGGGGTATTGGAGAACGTGGAAATACAAAATTGTACAGATAATAGGCGGTTTTGTTAGTAAATATTGGTGTATATCGGGTTCTCCAATGCGATAAAATAGATGTGTTATGACCTATGTTTTCTATTATGAACATTTTATAATAATTGTTTTTATTGATCAACTCCAAACTATGTAAAAATCCAGTATAAAAAAGTTCCATATTTTCCGAATTCATTACACTTGCCACGCATTGTAATGTATTACCTTCAATATCATCATATTGTGTTTTCGTATCTTTGAAAAAATACAATCCGTATACTTGCCCTTCACTTCGTAAACAATATATATGCATTTGTTTATCATTTATTAATGATAAATAGTAACCACTATGTTGTGTAATACATATGTCAAATAAACATGGTTGATTATCAAACCGCATATTCGTTTGAATATCAAGAAAGTCGGTTAATATATCTATGTTCTCCTTGGTTAATGATATAATTTGAAATTCTTTGGGTAGTTCTCTTGGATTATTTTTTCGTAGGTAGAATGTCATAGAATTATATTGGATGAACGGAACGACACCTTCACATAAGTCAATTTCCTTTTTGATTAATGATACTAATATGTTAGGGTTTTGTATACGTTGATTATATTCATGTGTTTGATACAATTTTCTCGTTATTTTACGTGTGTCTTGTTCTCGGTGAACACATAGATAATCAATATAATACAATGGTAATTCGGAATACATATTCTCTTTTAATGTTGGACGATAGTGCATATTGAAGGCACGAGATGTGATACAACCCATTGGTTTATATACCGTTGTTATATCTGAATCATTCGTAGGTTTATCTAACGTTTTTTCACAATATAGTGATATATATGTAGGTTCTCTGATACCGGTTAAAATAGTTCGTATATTTTGTTGCGTTATGTTATGTAATATACGGTCAGATGATACATAATAACATTGTAATAGATTTGTTACTTCATTCATCATTTGATCATTACAATCTGATAAGTTGGTTGTTATTACATTATTGAAATCACAGAATTTCGTTTTTATTGGACGATAATGATAAATAAAAAACGGTGTCCAATAGAAATACCGCCAGTAGTCGTATGTATGAAATACCGGTTGTATATTCCAAAACGGATATCTAATTTTTATATAAGTGAAGAGAACCAAGAAAAAGAAGAATGTAGATGATAGAATATATTGAAACATAATTGGGTCTAATATATTCTGGTAAAAATTTATTGTTCATTATCGGCAAAATATAATGTGTATTTATTCTATATGGAGCCTGTATCTACTATTGCATTTGTTATATATGCAACTATAACTAGTGGAGCTGCATACGGAGTATTCAAAGTATCAACGCACATATCTAATAACATAACTATATTTATGAACCAATACAAATAGAGAATCAATGAGAACGTTCAAGAATATATAAATATTGATTTGGGTCTCCATTACATGGTTCCATATCCACTTTTGCATGAACATTAAACCCGCATGATTTCGCTAACTTTATGATTTGTGTGAGATCTTCCATAAATAATGTCTGCTCATTCTGCCTTACATTTGCGGTTTCAGTGTCCTTGAATGTTTCTGTTTTGGTTACAATATTCACTTCTTCTAAATTTACTGGAAAGTCATACCGAGCACTATATTGAAAGTCGTCATAATGAGTCTGTATATCAGTAACGCGTGGTTTGGGTGTATCATAGAATGATTTCCATTCAATCTCATCACCAAATTTGGGTTTCGTTAAATTAAATTGTTTTCTATCTACCAAATGAATCACCAGATATCCATTTGGCTTCATCCAACCATAACAATTTTTGAAGAATATTTCCTTGTTCTTTATTTGATAAATTGTAAAATCGGTGCACAAGACATGCGTGAATGTATCTCGTTCAAATGTAAGTGTATCCTCTACATTTTCACAGACAACTTCTATGTCTGGATATGTAGTTTCTGATTGTTTTACCATTTCTTTTGAACTATCTATTCCATATGCTTTATAACCAGCAATGGTCAGTTCATTTAATGCATAACCAGTTCCACTACCTACATCTAAAATAGTACTGTTATAAGTATCTAATTCCGTATGTTTTAACAAATTCATTAATTCCCATTGAGAACGTTTCTTAGTATCGTGTAAATTATCATATATTTCTGCATAAAAATCGTCATAAATATCCTTATTACGTTTTAATACGAATTGTTCTCGTTGGTAAAAACCTTCCACTTTTGTATCAGGTTTCTCAGATGATTTATGGATAGAATATATAGTATAACCTATTGCCAATGTTAATAAATATTTCAATAAGATATTTTTGGAATTATTGGATGTTAGGATTGATGTAAAAAACTTTATCATATAATTGACTGTATATAATAAAGTTGATATTTTTATGTTGTTTCATTCTAATCTGCACTACGTAATTGAGTTCTGGTATGATTGAAAAATTGGTCTCTACCAATTGTTGTATTATCTACATTTGGGTGAGGCATTGAACTAAATTGTTGGCGTTCAAACAATTGAGGATGAGGCTGTTGAGAAGGTTTGGATGTAACTGTCACATTATATAAATCGCTGGTGGAAGAAGGAACATATACATTTTGTTCAGCACCATGTTGTAGTGCATATTCTTGATTACGTAAACTATTTTCTACATCCACATTGTTTCTATATCCGGATGATGGACCATTACTGGTTGTAGGTGTAAAGTTCAAATATTGATTATAAGCAGGATAGGGAATGCTTGGCTCATTGACTTCTTTTCTACGATTAATAATGGGAAAATGTGCATATTTGGTAGGAACAGGTCTGGGATCAAAATTGGGTTCAAGAGGACTATCTGCGACAATTCGTGAATTAATACGGTCATTTAATTCATCTACACGCTCATTTTGTCTATATTGTACTCCTTGATGTACGCCTTGTATTTGGTAATTCATTTGATAATCCATTTATGCTAAAATATATATACAGTATGAAGATTTAAAATAATATAGAAAAAATTCTATATTTCATAGTAACAATGAATAGACCAGGTGCAGGTGTTTTAGTTATATTACAATGCAATGACAAGATATTATTAGGAAAACGTAAAGGTTCTCATGGACACGGTGAATGGTCATTTCCAGGTGGTCATCTAGAAATGAATGAAACGCCTGATGAATGTGGAAAACGAGAATTATTAGAAGAAACTGGAATTGATATACATGAGTTAAACCCTATTGATATGGGTTATACAAATGATGTATTCAATAGTGAAAATAAACATTACATTACAATCTATCAAAAATATTTGATAAATAGTGTTATTGATGCAGAAATCAAAGAACCAACCAAATGTTTTGAATGGATGTGGGCAGATATTCATAATTTACCAACCCCATTATTTTTATGTGTTAAAAACTATATGTTAAAAAACAATTTATAAAATAGTGGTTATTATAAGGAATGACCAATATTTTAGATAATAAAGTATTTATATTTGATTTAGATGGTGTAATAATTGATTCAGAAAAACACCATTTTATGTGTTATAAAAATGCTATTTCTACATATACCGATATGAAATTAGATTGGAATACATATTGTGAAATTCATCATTCTACTGATAAAACGTTCAAGGATGTATTTCCAAACGATTACAATGATGTATATGCACTAAAAACTGAATTATACAAACAATCTATAAAAGATGTTACATTGATTGATGGATTTTATGAGTTCTTTAAATTATTAATTAAATACGGAAAACAAATATGTATTGTCACAGATGCTCCAAAAGAAATCTTTGATATTATTGCCACGAAATTCCCATTTATCCTACAATCAAACGTAATCATTACCCGAAATGACACAAAATTTAGAAAACCAAATAGCGAATGCTATTTACAGGTGGTGAAACGCTATATTAATACATATGAACTGAATGAAATAATTGCATTTGAAGATTCATACAAAGGTTGGACTGCTGCAACAAATGTAATTTACAATTGTGTATTAGTAAATACACCAGACTATTTTTATTATAATAAGATAAATGCACTAAACCATATTGAGAACTTTATTAATATTAACACACTGAAAGAACCATTTGAGTATATTCCATTTTATATTTCATCTAAAACAAAACACCGTACACGATGGTTAAAAATGAAAGACGATTTTCCAATATTTGCGAATTGGATTGTTATTGACACTAAAAAAGAAGATATGACAACTTTGGATAAAGCAAATTTATGTGAGACAATTAAAAATGACATACCTTATTGTTCATTTGGTATATTATATACTGAGGAAGGAGAACAAGACCATATAGGGTCACTAATTGAAATCGGAATGTTGTTATCACAGTCAAAACCAATATATTTATGTGGCGACAATATTTTCAAAGACGAAGTATTATTCAATTTCAAATCATTGATTAATTGCTCTTACTCTAATAATTTCAATTTATTTGAATCATTCAGAAATATTCAATATGATTCAAATCAACCGTATAATGAATTCAAAAATAATATTATAAACCTATGCAAACCAGTTATTCATACCCTTACTATACCAAATAAAATAGATAATATTGTCATTTGTGCATCTGGAAAAGGAACGAGGTTATTGCCAATTACGAAAAATATTCCAAAATTATTGGTGAATGTAAACAACGATTGTATCCTTCATAATATTATAAATTATTGGAAGCAATATTCTAATACATTTACTGTTATTATTGACAGTGAATACAATAATGTTGTTCATTTTTATTTAAATCTGATAAATGATATTAGTTATGAAGTTATAAACGTGGATTGTAAAAATAAAGAAGAAAATAGTTATACTATACATAATGCGTTATCTGATGATAAATATATACATAAGAAACTCCTTATAACGTGGTGTGATATTTTTCCAAATACAACCATACCAAGTGATACATTTAAGGATGAGAACATTATTTTTACTTATAAAAATTTTGGAAGATATGATGCATATAACAATTGTATTGAGAAAAAACCATTAGGTAATATTATTGGTATATATTACTTTTCAGATTTTACACATCTATCCGATTTTGAACCTCATATGGACATTTGTGATTGTTACAAAGAAAATTTTGGTGATTTTATTACTTATGAAATTGAAGATCTTACTGATATTGGCGATTATACAAAATTATGCAAATACGAGTTTAATAACAAATACAAAACTCGGTTTTTTAATACTATTCAGGATTTATCAAACAATGTATTATTAAAAATGTCAACGTGCAAATATGGCGATAAAATTATTACAGATGAAATGTTATTCTATAAATATCATGATAAATTAAACAATATACCAACCATTATAGAATTTAATGAAAATAGTTTTAGTATGACAAAAATTAATGGATTGTCTGCTATTGATGTTTTTAATAAATCACATATACCGAAACAAGTCGCATATTTACAAAATATTATTCAAAATTTGCAACAAATTCATAGTCAAACACAATATTATGTTGACGACAACATATTAAAAACCGATATTAAACAGGAATTTTACCAAAAGGTACTACATCGTGTGGATAATATTAAACCTTTATTGGATAATTTTCAATTTATACAATCAGTGAATGGAATTAACATCAGATTCCAATACCATCATATAATCAGAGATTTATATTCAATAATCTCCGGTTACTTTACGACAAATATTTCTCAATATCATACAATACACGGCGACCCTCATTTATCTAATATATTAATTGATAATAATGACCAGATTTTTTTTATTGACCCACGTGGATATTTTGGAAATACAAAATTATTTGGGATCAAAGAATATGATATTAGTAAAATCATATATTCACTTAGCGGGTTTGATGAAATAAATAATAATAATAATCATTTTTTCGTCATTGATAATAATAATATTGAGGTAAACATTACAAACAATATGGACAATTATCTTTTTTTATTTAATGATTATAATATACAAATTTTAAAATGTATGACCATATTGCATTGGTTTGGACTGACTGATTACAGTAAGAATAATATACATAAATGCATATCTTCGTATTTTTACGGCATATATTTATATCACAAGTATTATGATGATATATCATTATTGCACAAAAAGGCATAAATATATTTTCACATATCTAACATATATGAAAATATTATTAACAGGAGCAGCCGGTTTTGTTGGATCAAACATTTTCAATAAATTAAATGACGGAATAAACAAAATTACAGTTATTGATAATTTGAAAACAGGTTATTTATCTAATTTACCAGACAATGTAGATTTTATTCATAGTGACTGTTCAGATGAAACATTACTTGAACGCAATGAAACATATGATTGTATTATTCATGTTGCTGGACAAGCAAGTAAAGAAGGCAGTTTTAACGATGTTTTTTATGATATGAACGCAAATGCGAAATCAACACTTGTATTATTAGAATATGCTAAGAAGACAAACTGTAAGCGATTTATATTCATTAGCACGGTTTGTGTATATGGGGGAACATCTAACCCCGGCACGTATAATGAAGACAGCGAAATTCAATATGATACATTTTATTCTATACATAAATATACCAGTGAAAAGTACTTGGCTTTATATAAAAAACATTATGGCATTGATTATACAATTTTTAGATTATTTACGTGTTATGGTCCAGGACAAGACCTAACCAATATGTCAAAGGGTATGGTTAGCATATATCTAAGTCAATTCTTGAATGATCAACCAGATGTACTAATAAAAGGTTCCTTGGAAAGATACAGAGATTTTATTTATGTAGAAGACGTGGCATATATAGTTAACGATGCAATACATAACAAACAATTATATAACCAGATATTCAACTTAGGTTCTGGAAAATCTACTACCATTGGTGAATTGCTTAACGTAATGCAAGAAGCAGGTGAATTCAATAAAAACGTTGTGGTTGAAGACGAAATCATCGGGGACATGATTGGATGTGTTGCTGATATTACAAAACTAAAAAATATTTATAAAAATATTTTTGAATTTACTGAGTTGAGGGAAGGTATTCACAAAATGATT